CGAAGATGATAGACAAGAGTTTGAGATTGAACTCACACTGGGAACTCTCAATGCAGGAGAGGACTTCCGTATCGGAGAAGAAGTTTATCAGGGTTCTGTTGGATCAGAGACGGCACTTGCCAAGGTTACGGACTGGACACTATCCACGAAGTTGCTTTCTATTGTTGGTATCTCAGGAACATTCTCAAACTCACAGAATGTCATAGGACGAACAACCGGGACCAGTTATGCACTGGACTCACAGGTAACTACGACAACAGTCATTACACAAGGTGTTACTGGAGGCAGTGATGGTGACAATGAATCAATAGAATTTGAAATTGATTCCGATTCTATATTCGACTTCACAGAGAATGATCCGTTCTCGGAGGGTAACTATTAATGTTTACACATTTCTATAATAGTTCCGTAAGAAAAACCGTAGTGGCGTTCGGATCATTATTCAATGACATCGTTATTGCACGGAGTGATTCTTCGGGTGCAGAAGTAGAACGTATCCGGGTTCCTTTGTCATATGGACCAAAGGAAAAGTTTCTCACACGACTAAACAACTTTAATTCTTTGAGTGATTCTGCCAAAGCAGAAATTACACTTCCTCGTATCGGATTTGAGATTACAGATGTATCATACGATCCATCGAGAAAAAGAAACACACTATCGAAGAGCAGACAATCTACACAGACAGGTGCCGGATCTACTCTGGATTATGCGTTTGCGGAAGTTCCATATAACTTTAACTTTGCTGTCTCTGCGTTTACACGAAACATGGATGATGGTTTGCAGATCATGGAACAGATTCTGCCTTACTTTACTCCAGAGTTTACAGTCTCAATCAACTTCACAGATTTATATGACAAACTAGATGTCCCTATCATTCTCAACAATGTGTCAATCGTTGAAGATTATGAGGGAGACTTTGATTCAAGAAGAAACATCCAGATAAACTTTGACTTTACTGCTAAGTCATTCTGCTTCGGTCCAACGAAGAACTCTTCCGTTATCCGTCAAACCAAGACTGTATTCTTCAATGATGGACTAAACGACTGGATCTACGGACCCACGGGGGCAACCTCTCAGGGCGCGACAGGTGCGTTCTCCCGCGTTGATGTCGGACTATCTGGTGCAACAGGTACTGTGTCAGGGTATACAGCAGAAACTAATATTTACGTCAGAGGTGCAACGGGTTATACTGCGGGTCCACCGATTGATGCTGAGGGTAATACATATTGAATGGAGTAATTAATCATGAGTAAAGATAATTCAGACGAAAAGATATCAGAAGCATTGAACATAAACTTCGATCCTGATGCCGAAACCCAAGACATAGTTCCACATAAACCAACAGAGATCACCACGGATGCCCCGAAAGGTGATGAAGATGTTGACTATAGATTGGTGAGGAATAACCTAAAAGAACTGATCAACACAGGCACAGGTGCCATTGATGGTATTCTTGCTGTTGCATCAGAGGGAGAATCACCCCGAGCATACGAGGTTGCTGCACAGATGATCAAGGTTGTCTCCGAAGCAAATAAAGATCTCGTAGATCTGCATAAGAGAATGGGTGATATCAAGAAAGACAAGACAACCAACAATGTGAAGAACACTACAAACAATTCGATTTATGTTGGTTCAACTAAAGAACTGTTGGACATGATCAATGATAGTCGGAGTACAACAAAGTTTATAGACCATGAGTGAGAAATATCTCGGCAACCATAATCTCAAGGCAGCAGATGTTCCTGTAGAGTTTACCGAAGATCAGGTTCAAGAGTATCTGAAATGTGCCTCGGATCCAATCTACTTCATCAAAAACTACATCAAGATTGTCTCTCTCGACGAGGGTCTTGTGCCGTTCGAGATGTGGGACTTTCAAGAGGACATCGTAGATAAAGTTCACAACAACCGATTCGTGATTGCTAAACTGCCTCGACAGACAGGTAAATCAACAACTATGATTTCCTATCTGCTACACTACACACTCTTCAATCAGAGTGTCTCTGTTGCCATTCTAGCAAACAAACTCGCAACCGCACGCGAACTTCTGTCTCGTTTGAAACTGGCATATGAGTATCTACCTAAGTGGATGCAGCAAGGTATCATTGAATGGAACAAGGGATCAATTGAACTGGAGAATGGTTCGAAGATCCTCGCATCTGCAACATCATCGAGTGCGGTTCGTGGTGGATCGTTCAACATGATCTTCCTAGACGAATTTGCATACGTCCCAGAGAACGTAGCGGGTGAGTTTTTTAGTTCGGTATACCCAACCATCTCCTCTGGTAAAACCACCAAAGTCCTCATGGTATCAACACCCAAGGGACTTAACATGTTCTATAAGTTCTGGACTGACGCAGAGAATGGTAGGAACGAATATGTTCCTGTGGAGGTTCACTGGTCTGCCGTTCCCGGACGAGACGAAAAATGGAAACAACAGACAATAGCAAACACATCACAGGAGCAGTTTGCAACTGAGTTTGAATGTGACTTCATTGGTTCTGTTCATACGTTGATATCGACATCCAAACTAAAATCGATGGCATATAAGGAACCCACATATGATGATGGAGAAGGACTTCTTGTATACGAAGAACCAAAAGAAAATCATCATTATGTGATGACGGTGGATACTGCCAGAGGTATGGGAAATGACTACAGTGCATTCAGTGTATTCGATACAACACAGATGCCATATACAGTGGTTGCAACATATCGAAGCAATACGATCGCACCCATGCTCTATCCTAATATAATAAATGCCGTTGGTAAAAGATATAATACAGCACATGTGTTTATCGAGGTGAACGACATTGGTGGGCAGGTTGCAGACATCTTACATGCCGATCTTGAATATGATAACATTCTCATGTGTACTGTGAAGGGACGAAAGGGTCAGGTTCTGAGTGGTGGATTCGGTCAAGGTGAGTCGATCATGGGTATCAGACAAACCACTGTTACTAAACGTGTGGGGTGTGCTACACTCAAGAGTCTTGTTGAGGGTGATCAGTTACTGGTTGAAGACTTCAATACCATAGCAGAGATGACTTCTTTCGTTGCAAAGAAACAGTCTTTCGAAGCAGACGAGGGTCACAATGATGACTTGGCAATGACGTTGGTTATGTTTGCGTGGTTAACCAGTCAGGATTACTGGAAAGATCTGATGAACACAGATATCAGAAAAGAACTCTTCGAAGATAAAATGAAACAAATTGAAGATGAAATGTTGCCGTTTGGTTTTATCGATACTGGTGATGGTATGGACTATGAGATTGATGATCAGGGTGATATCTGGCGTTCGACCGAAGACTGGTAATCCCTACATAAGAGGTATAGAAGTAATTTTGTGATGGTGCGAAAATAGTATTTTCATAAATATTATCGTTAAGCATAACAGCCGTTAAAGGAGAATAAACAATGGGATTCCAAGTAAGTCCAGGCGTTAACGTCACAGAAAAAGATCTTTCGCAGATCGTACCAGCAGTTTCAACAACTTCTGCTGGAATGGCCGCTCCATTCGCATGGGGCCCTGCCAAAACAAGAATTTTAATTGATAGCGAGAACACTCTTCGTCGGATCTTTGGTGATCCAGACGAGGATAACTACGAATATTGGTTCACTGCTGCCAACTTCTTAGGTTATGGAAATAACCTTCAAGTCGTTCGTGCAGTCGATAGCACATGGAAGAACGCAGACAACGAGACCGCTGGTCAAACTCAGGTTGCAAACCGTCGAGAGTTTGATGAAGGAAGTGGTCTAAACGCATCTGCACAAATTATCGGTAAGTACCCAGGCGTAAGAGGTAACTCGATTGCAGTTCACGTTTTCGATGGAGATGGTTCAACTAGCGGTCTTCACGGAGTCACTGCTTCAATTAACTCAAACTTCGTCCAACTGAAATCTAATGGTGGTAACTCTGGTTCCATCACATTGCATAAGGGTGATATCCTTAAGTTCAATGATAGACGAGAACACTTAGTTCAGGGTGTAAGTGGTGCTGCTGATGCAGAAGAATTTACAGTCATCTTTGGTGGTACAGGTTGGACCGCGGCGTCCGATACTGATCTTGATGGTGGTAGTGCGGTTTCATTCGTTGAAATCTTCCCACCACTTAATGCTGCTATCACTGACTCACAAACTGGCGGCACATCACTTAAGATCTTCAACAAGTACGCAAAGGACTTTGTTGCTGAACCAACCACAACCGCATCGGTCGAAAACCGTGGTGGTACAAACGACGCAATGAACATTGCAATCGTTGATGAAGATGGTTTATTCACCGGAGTTAAGGGTAGTCTTCTTGAGAAGTTCGAAGGTGTTTCCAAGTCTAGAGACGCTAAAGATGGAAACGGAAACTCTATCTTCTGGAAGAACGTACTCAATGATCAATCAGACTTTGTATACGGTAATGCAGACTTTAACGGTATCACCAGCACTGCTGGTCTAACTGCAACATACGCAAGTCTTGCTCCAGCAAATGCAGTGAACATTCGAACTGGTTTCGATGCTTCGTTCTACGCAGGACTTTCTGGTGGTGCAGGATCCGTTTCGGGAGTAAGTGCAGCAGCACTTTACACCGATGGTTACGATCAGTTCGAGGATCCAGAAACAGTTGATGTTTCTCTCCTCCTCGGTGGACCTGGTAATGCAATTCTCGACGGACTTCTCGTCGATCTCTGTGATAAGAGAAAGGATTGTGTTGCATTCATCTCTCCACCAGTTGCAGATGTTAAGAACAAGACTGCCGAAGAAGCAACTAAGGCAATCATCGACTACAAGAAGGCGACTCTGAACAAGGACAGTTCTTATGCAGTAATCGATGGTAACGTGAAAGTCATGCTTGACCGTTACAATGATGTTCTTCGACACGTTCCGCTAAACGGTGATATTGCCGGACTTGCAGCACGAACAGAAGAGATTGCTGATGCATGGTTCTCTCCAGCAGGATTTAACCGTGGACAACTTCGTGGTGTCGTTCGACTTGCATTCAACCCATCTAAGACACACAGAGATGAACTGTACAAGAACAACATCAACCCAGTTGTGTCCTTCCCCGGACAGGGAACAGTCCTGTTTGGTGATAAGACGATGCAAAGTAAACCAAGTGCATTCGATAGAATCAATGTTCGTAGATTGTTCATTGTTCTTGAGAAAGCAATTGCTTCCGCATCCAAGTTCCAACTCTTCGAACTCAATGATGAGTTTACAAGATCACAGTTTAGAAACTTGGTTGTTCCGTTCCTTAGAACCGTCCAAGGTAGAAGAGGTATTACCGACTTCAGAGTTGTATGTGACGAAACAAACAACACTGGTGAAGTAATTGATAGAAATGAATTTGTTGCAGACATCTTCGTTAAACCCGCAAGATCGATCAACTACATTCAGTTGAACTTCATTGCAACTCGATCTGGTATCGATTTCGACGAAGTTGGTCTAGGATAATAAAAAGTAGGATGGGCCCCTTCGGGGGCCCTACTACATATAAAGTAATAAACACTTTTAGGAGAAACAATAAATGGCATTTCAGAACATCGAAAACTTCATCCAAAAATTTGCGGGTGGTGGTGTTCGTACAAACCTCTTTGAAGTTGTTGGTAATGTAGGTCCAGTAGACGGTGAATTAGAACAACTCAACTTCTTAGTTAGAACAGCACAACTTCCAGCATCCTCAGTGGGTGTCGTGGAAGTACCATTCCGTGGTAGAAACGTAAAGATTCCAGGCGATAGATCGTTCGCTGATTGGTCAATCAGTGTTCTTTTAGATCAAGACTTCACTCTTCGTGATTCGTTCGAGAGATGGTCTAGTCTCATCAATCAGCATGTTGATAACTCTAGTGCATTCACTGTACAACCAATCGGTGGTGCAGGAATCTACCAGAACTGGCAAGTCTATTCGTTAGACAGACAGGGTATTCGACGCAAGGGTTATAACTTTGTTGGTTGCTGGCCATCTGAAATTGGAACGGTTGATCTAAACAACGATCCAACGACAGGTATCGGCGAATTCCCAGTCACACTTACTTATCAGTATTGGACTACAAGGGAAACAACCGATGGCAACGCTGGCGAACTCACTGCCTGATAATTCAAGTAAGGATATTACATAATGGAAGTATTTGGGTTTAATATATCCCGAAGTGGAAAGATAGCCACCAACTCATCTGAGTCGGATCTAGTAGAGAAGGAACCAGTAAAATCCTTCATTACTCCCGAGTCAGATGATGGTGCTATATCTGTAGCAGGTGGTTTTTTCGGAAATCACTATGTTGACTTTGAGGGTGCATCTAGGAATGATGTAGATCTCATTAAAAAATATAGAGACATGGCATTACATGCTGAAGTCGAAATGGCCGTTGACGATATCGTTAACGAGTCTATTGTCTTTGATGGGTTCAAGAAACCAGTAGAAATTTACCTTGATGATCTGGATGCACCAGAGAGTATCAAGACTAAAATCAGAGAAGAGTTTGATTTTATTCTGAAGACAACGGATTTCTACAATAAGGGATATGAGATATTCCGTAGGTGGTATGTGGATGGTAAATTATTCTTCCACATTATTCTTGATCCGTCTAATACTAAAAAGGGTATTCATGAATTGCGTCCTGTTGATCCAATTAAGATCAAGAAGATTCGCAAGGTAAACAAGAAGGTTGATCCTAAATCTGGAATCTCCCTGATTGATTCTGTAGAAGAATTTTATGTCTACCTCGACAACGACGATATCACATCTAACACGGCGACGACATCAGATAAACTTTTGTCTGAGCAAGGAATCAAAGTGTCCCCTGACTCTATTGCATATTGTCATTCTGGATTGTTTGATTCATCAAAGAAACGTGTTCTTGGATATTTACAGAAGGCAATAAAACCACTCAATCAACTTCGCATGATTGAAGACGCGGTTGTTATTTACAGGATCTCTAGGGCCCCTGAACGTAGAATCTTTTACGTTGATGTAGGTAACTTACCAAAGAACAAAGCAGAACAATATCTGCGTGATGTCATGAACCGCTATAAGAATAAAATGGTTTATGATGCATCAACTGGTGCAATGCGAGATGAACACCGACACCAATCTATGCTCGAAGACTATTGGATGCCACGAAGAGAAGGTGGTCGGGGAACCGAAATCACAACTCTGGATGGTGGACAGAATCTAGGTGAGATGGAAGACGTAATGTACTTCCAGAAGAAATTATACAAGTCATTGAATGTTCCGATCTCTAGACTAGAAGCAGAGAACGGATTCAACATGGGTCGTTCTTCTGAGATTACAAGAGACGAAGTTAAGTTCTTCAAGTTCATCGAGAGACTTCGTAAGAAGTTTAGTGAATTATTCTCCGTACTTCTCAAAGTTCAGTTGATGAGTAAAGGTATTATTACCGAGGATGATTGGGCAAAGTATGAAGATCTAATTTTCTTCGACTTTACCAAAGACTCGTACTTCACTGAACTCAAGGAAAACGAACTTCTTAAAGAGCGTATTGATCTCCTACAGACAGTAGACGATTACATTGGCAAGTATTACTCGATCGAATATATCCGCAAGAACATCCTCAAGCAAAGCGAAGAAGATATTAAACTTATTGATACACAGATCAAATCAGAAACGGCATCTGGTGATATCGATTCTGATTCTGATGAAGGAGATGATGATGGATTCTAGAAAAGCAATCGATGCTGCACTGATAAACAATGCAAATGCATTCAAGCAGCATATAGAAAATGGACTGAATGACAGGGCATCAAACGCACTGCATCAAAAACGACTAGAAATCTCGGTGGATTCTATGCATGTTCAACCCGAAGTTGAAACACAACCCGAGGTTGAGGCATCAGAATAACTATATACTAGGTAGATTAGATACACGAAAAGGACCACCAAATGAAGAAACTAGTACCAGCAATCATGATCGATAACCTTACAATGGCCTCAGAAGTCTTTGAGGGGATCATGCAGGAAAAGATTACTGATGCTATCGAAGCAAAGAAGTTCGAGTTGGCACAGGCGATCGACGAAAAGAAGAAGTTAGATGCTGTTGATCACGATGAACTCGATGGTGATCACGATGATCGTGAAGATAAAGACATCGACAACGATGGTGATGTAGATAGCAGCGATGAGTATCTACACAACAGAAGAAAGACCGTTAAGAAGGCAGTCAAGAGCGAACAGGTTGAGGTAGACGAATCAGTCACCACAACCTTACAGTTTAAGAAGGATGCCGATGGTGTTTCTGCTGGTGGTAAAAAAGTTGGTAAAGGAAAGTACAAATTTACTTTCAAGAACGACACCGAAATGATGAAGTTCATGGATAAGCATTCATCGAAGATGCTCGAAGGTGTTGAAACTGAAATCGCCAGAGAGAAAGAATCAATCGCAAGAAGCAACGAAAAGATCAAGGGTCTTCAGGATAAAGAGGATCGTAAAAAGGGAATAGGAGATAACAAATAATGTTTCTTATCACCGAGACAACTGAAGACGTTAAGTTCCTGACTGAAGAGAACAATGGAGAGAAGCAATACTTCATTGAAGGTATCTTCATGCAGGCAGAAAAGAAAAATCGCAACGGAAGAGTATATCCAAAGAAGACTCTTCTTGATGAAGTAAAGCGATATAATAAAGAGTATGTACAGAAGAATCGAGCAATGGGTGAATTAGGGCATCCAGAAGGACCAACGGTCAATCTGGAACGTGTGTCCCACATCATCAACGACCTTCGTGAAGAAAATGACAATATCATTGGTAAGGCGAAAATCCTAGAAACCCCATACGGAAAGATCGTAAAAAATCTGATGGATGAGGGAGCAAAGTTAGGTGTATCGTCCCGTGGTATGGGAACCTTGAAAGAAAGAGGCGGAGTTAATGAAGTTCAGAAGGACTTCATGTTATCTGCTGTAGACATTGTGGCAGACCCATCTGCACCAGATGCTTTCGTTAACGGAATCATGGAAGGTAAGCAATGGGTTTGGGATAACGGACTCATGAGAGAACAAGTTATCGACAGTTATCAGAAGATGATTAGTTCAGCATCTTCTGCCGAACTCAATGAAACAAAACTAAACGCATTCAAGGACTTTTTAAGTAGACTCTAAAACCCCAAATATATAAATAGGTCGTAGTAACAAATAAAGGAGCATTTTAAATGGCTACTAATAACACAGAAAAAGAAGTTCAGTTAGACGAATCGATGTCTGACTCAGATCTTGGTCTTCAGATGGCCAAGATGCATACCCTTATGAAGAACAATGGTGCATCTGACGATGATATCGCAGAAGCACTTTCTGATTGGAAGACTCTTTCATCCGAAGAGATCACAGAACGTCTTCAAGAAGAACTCGCTAAGGTCGAAGAAGGTTACGGTAAAATGAACGCTTCTAAGATGAAGAAAGAGGAAGACGAGGACGAGGACGAGGATGAAGATAAGGAAGTCGAAGAAGGCAAAGTCCCACCCCAGTTCGTAAAGAACATGAAGAAGAAAAAGGGTGAAGACGATGGCGATGACGACGACAAGGAAGACGTAGAAGAGCAGGATGAACTCAAACCCAAGGGTAAGATGAAGGCGCTTCTCGATGTCGATGACAACCAAGCAGCAGACGGTAAGAAAGCAACCGACGCACCCAAGGCAGGAGCAAAGGGTAAGGTTGAAAAACCAAACATGAAGGAGCATATCGACGCTCTCTTTACTGGTGAAGAACTTACCGAAGACTTCCGCACAAAGGCAACTACCATCTTCGAAGCAGCAGTAAACGAAAGAGTCACTGCAATCGAAGAGGAGTTAACTGAGAATCACAACACTCAACTCGCAGAGCAAGTTGAGTCAATCACTGATGAGTTGACAACTAAAGTAGATGATTATCTGGGTTATGTTGTAGAACAGTGGATGAAGGATAATGAACTCGCAATCACCAACGGTCTTAGAACCGAAATCGCCGAAGACTTCATGGTCGGACTCAAAAATCTCTTCGAGGAATCATACATTGATGTCCCCGATGAGAAGACTGATCTGATTGAAGAACTCGCAACCAAGGTTAGCGATCTTGAAGATTCGCTCAATGAGCAGATCACAAACAATGTAGAACTCCGTAAGGACATCTTAGAGTCCACCTGTGATGGTGTCTTCTCTGAGGTATCGAGAGATTTAGCGGACACTGAAGTTGAGAAACTTCGTTCGTTAGTCGAAGGAATTGAGTACGAAACAGAAGAACAGTACCGGGAGAAGATCAACGTAATTAAGGAAAGTTACTTTGGTACTCATGCGTTTTCAAAGAAGACTGAACTCTTCAATGAAGCACCCCAGTCAGATTCAGCAGAAACTGTAGATCCAATCACAGATCCTGTAATGTCAGTATACTCAAACGCAATCAGTAGAACTTCATCACCAAACAGACAAGTTTCGTAAATCTAGTCAAACATAAATAAAAAGTGTTTAAAAAGGAAACAAGGAGAACACAACAATGGACCCTAACAACACATTCAATGTAGATGCATTAAACGAGAAGTGGAAGCCACTTCTTGAGCATTCAGATCTTCCAAAGATCGACGATTCATATAAGAGGAACGTAACTGCGATTCTTCTTGAGAACGAAGAGAACGCTCTTCGTGAACAGGCACACGCCGAGGGACGAGAGTTCATCTCGGAAGCAATTCCTGCTAACGCCAGCAACACTGGTCTTGGTGGTGTCGGTGGAAACAATAGCAACGCGAACATGCAGGGATACGATCCAATTCTTATCTCTCTCGTCCGTCGTTCTATGCCCAACTTAATGGCATACGACATCTGTGGTGTGCAACCAATGACAGGTCCTACCGGACTTATCTTTGCAATGAAGAGCAAGTACAGCACTCAGGGTGGTACTGAAGCACTCTTCAACGAACCCGCAACCAAGTTCGGTAACACCGGCGATGGTGGTGCAACAGTTACCTCTGGTATCACTGCTGACCCACTTCTGGGTTACGGTGCTAATGATACCCAGAGTTCAGTACCTACTACGGGTATGGACGCTGGTAGTGCTATGTCCACAGCATCTGCCGAGCAACTCGGTGACGCTGCTGACAATCACTTCAACCAGATGGCATTCTCGATCGAGAGAACGTCAGTTGTTGCTAAGACTCGCGCCCTCAAGGCAGAGTACACCACTGAACTCGCTCAGGATCTCAAGGCAGTTCATGGTTTAGATGCAGAGACGGAACTCGCAAACATTCTCAGCACGGAAATCCTTGCTGAAATCAACCGCGAAGTCGTTCGAACCATCTATCGCAACGCTAAACTTGGCGCACAGCACCTCGATCTCAATAGTCGTGGTACTGGTGTAACCTCCGCACTCGGTGGTTCACAGGACGGTTCTTCTGCTGAAGGCCGCGGTATCGGTGGTGTCTATGACTTAGATGTTGACTCCGACGGTCGTTGGAGTGCTGAAAGATTCCGTGGACTCATGTTCCAGATCGAACGTGAAGCAAACGTAATCGCTAAGGAAACTCGACGCGGTAAGGGTAACTTCATCATCTGCTCCGCAGATGTTGCTTCTGCCCTCGCAATGGGTGGATTCCTCAACATCTCACCTGCTCTCAACGTCAACCTCAACGTCGATGACACTGCAAGCACTTTCGCTGGTGTCCTCAACGGTAAGATGAAGGTTTACGTCGATCCATACGCAGGTGCAGGTACTGATACCGTCTCACGCAACTTCTGCGTGGTTGGTTACAGAGGTACTTCACCTTACGACGCTGGTATGTTCTACTGCCCATACGTTCCACTCCAGATGGTTCGTGCGGTTGGTGAAAACACATTCCAACCCAAGATCGGATTTAAGACTCGTTACGGACTGGTAAACAACCCATTCGTTTCGTCCTCGGATCCATCTACTGCGGTTCGTGTGAACCAGTATTACCGTGTCTTCCGCATTGATAACCTCCATGGTCTCAATGACGGTACAGCATCATCCTGATGTTTGATCGGTAAGTAAAACGTAAATCAGGGGAGAGTCCTAGTGACTCTCCCCTTTTTTATTGTATAAATAGTGTAGAGGAGATTTCTTATGGCAAAACCACTACCAAATATTCCACCAGCAGGTGTGAGTCTAGACGTAAACAGTCGGACTGTTACAAACGAGAGTTATCTACAACCTATCTCGTTTCAGTTTTCGTGTCCAAAAACACCCACACTAAACTACTTTGTTCAGTCGGTTCAGATACCAGGCGTCGATAGTGCAGCAGCAGTGCAACCAACGGCACTTGTTCCTTCGCCATTACCCGGACAAGACTTCACATACCAACCGCTGGTTGTTTCGTTTATTATAGACGAGAACATGAACAACTGGTTAGAAGTATATAACTGGATGATCAGCACAAAGGCAACAGACAGGTTTGATCGAGTAGCGGCACCAGCAGATCAATTTGCTGATGCAAGTATTTTAGTAATGAACAATAAGATGCAGGCCATTCGTCGAATAGAATTTTCTCGAATATTCCCTACCAGTCTCACAGAAATCCAATTCGATAGTGCCAATACAGATCCCGGACCTATCCTAGCATCGGCAACATTCGCATACACTTACTATGAAGTGAGTGAAATACTGCCTTGACTTTTGATGTGAGTGTGGTATACTTAAGTATCACACAGGAGATATACTATGAAACTTGATGAACTACGGCGTATGGCAGAGAGAGATTCTGTCGTTGACGATACGGCACTGGATATCGAATCTCTCAAGATTCCACAACTACACAATAAGTACATGAATATTCTCATGGAGTGTAAGTTCGATCTATCTAAGATTGAACGAGACTATAGGTCTCTCAAGAGAATCAAGTGGGAATACTACACAGGTAAAATGTCAGAAGAAGATCTGGAACGCCTTGAGTGGGAACCCTTTGACCTTAAAATTCTAAAACAAGATCTTGATCTGTACCTTGACTCTGATGATGATTTGTGCCTCATGCGAGACAAAATTGTTCTCGCAAAAGAGAAACTGAACTACGTCGAGTCCTTCATCAAAGAACTGAATAACAGGCACTGGAAGATCCGTAATGCCATCGAATGGAAGAAGTTTACTAACGGAGTTTCATAGTGAACGAAGCACATCGACTGTACTTTAGGCAAGTATATAGAATTGCCTGTAATAGTACAAACCCAATAGATAAAAATGCCGCTGGTATCGGTTTTGAACACCAAGGAGAAATTCTTGGTGGTGCTTCTAATACAATACAAAACTACCAAGAGTGGATGTCGGCACCACAGTATCTTCGTTACTTATCAGAACACGCAGAAGTAAACGTAATCAATAAATTTAAAATGGCGAATCTACCAACAGAAGGTACGATACTATTTGTTCCTTGGGGATCGTCTCCTAGATCTTGCAAGTACATCGTAGATGCCGGTATCTCTAAAGTTGTATATCATAAAAACGCTCTCGACAAAGTACCAACACAATCAAGAAAGTCATGTCAGGTTGGTCTTAACCTCCTGAACAGGTTCGGTGTTGATATAGAATACTATGAAGGTAAAATTTTTACCCATGATGAAATTGAAGTCAAAATCAGAGGAAGATCGTTCTTCCCTTAACTCATACATAGTAGGTATGAGTGATTTGTTTATTGAACATGTTGACTCCGTTCATATCAAGATTCGATGTGAACGAAGCATTTCCAAGGAACTTTCGGACTTTTTCACGTTCAAAGTTCCGGGTTATAAATTCATGCCCCAATACCGTAACCGGATGTGGGACGGCACTATCAAATTATATAACGTCTTTGATCAAACTCTATACAAGGGTTTGTTGTCTTATGTTGTAAAGTTCGCAGAAGATCGTCAGTATTCATACTCGTTGGATATGCCCAAGAAAAAAGGCAAACGAAAAACATCAGACGAAACGAAAAAGTATATAAACGAGTTTCTGAAACCACATGCAAATGGCGAGGCAATCGAAGCACATGATCATCAGATTGATGCGGTAACACACGCAATGAATTCTGATAGGTGTCTTCTTCTGTCTCCTACTGCCTCTGGTAAGAGTTTGATTATCTACTCCCTGATTCGTTACTATATGGACATCATTCCAGAGGACAAGAAACTTCTGATCATTGTTCCAACAACATCATTGGTTTCTCAAATGTTGTCAGATTTTTCAGATTATTCTAAAATTAATAAATGGAATGCTAAAAAGAACTGCCATGCCATCTTTGCTGGCAGAGACAAGAACACAGACAAGCGTGTTGTCGTGTCCACATGGCAAAGCATATACAAGCAACCGAAAGAATACTTCGATCAGTTCGGTGCTGTGTTCGGAGATGAGTGTCACTTGTTCAAGGCGAAGTCACTCACTACTCTTATGACAAAGTTAACCGACTGTCCATATCGCATCGGGACAACAGGAACTCTTGATGGTACGACAACACACAAACTAGTAATCGAGGGTCTGTTTGGACCGACATACAATGTTATCTCTACGAAGTCATTGATGGATAAAGATTTGGTTTCATCATTGGAGATCGATTCTATTCTTCTGTCTTACTCCGAGGAAGAGAAAAAAGAAGCAAAAAAATTAAAGTATCAGGACGAGATGAAATGGTTGGTGTTTAACGAAAAACGAAACAATTTCATTCGTGATATGGCACTTTCATTGAAGGGTAATACTCTTGTTCTGTTTCAATTCGTAGATAACCACGGAAAATACCTACATAGTATACTAGAGAAGAAGAATCCAGACCGTAAGATCTTCTTTGTTCATGGAGGCACCGATGTTGAAACCAGAGAACAAATCAGAAAAATCACAGAGAAAGAAAACGACGCTATCATAGTAGCGTCTTATGGCACGTTTAGTACAGGAATTTCGATTCGCAAACTACATAATATCATTTTCGCATCCCCATCAAAAAGCAGAATTCGAGTTTTACAAAGTATAGGAAGGCAGTTACGAAAGTCGGACGATAAGAAGACAGCACACCTATATGACATTGGAGATGATCTCAGTTGGAAGTCATATAAAAATCATACTCTAAGGCATTTTATAGAACGAATTAAGATTTACAAGTCTGAGCAATTTAAAGTTCGGCAAGTAAATATTAAAATTTAGGAGGAGAGATAGAATGACACCCTACCGAATTTTAAAATTAAGAAGCGGCGATGATATAATCACCCGCATCAAAGGCAAAGCAGGCGGCAAACTGCTCATCGAACGCCCTATGCAAATGAAAGTGACAACACAAATAACTCAGGAAGGAATGCGGCGTGATGTTCTTATCCTGAGAGATTGGTTGGATCACACAAATGAATCCAACACCAAAATCCCAGAGGATTGGGTTGCAACCTTTCTAACCCCAGATACACCAACGGTCGATCTATACCTCAAACAAAAAGAGGCAGACGATTTGGATCCGCCATACGACAATGTAGCAGGATTGCCGGAGGTTAAAAACCCCCAAGCAACTCCGCCTAAATCGATTGCAGAAGAAAATATGATACGAGATGCTCTCACCCAAAAGATGATGGAGCAACAACGGTTTCAGGATTTCATTCAAATGAATATGGCCATCCCGCCGCAAGTTTTCATGCAAATGCTAAACCAAGGTATCCTCGGTGAACCCGAGGACATCGATGAAGAGATCGAAGACGACGACGACTGGTTCAACAACAACGATAGGTTTAAGGATTGGCCAGATGAAGATAAGTTTTAATATACCTTTCTGAAACCTGGCACAGATGATTGTAACTAGGTATTGAAAACCTGTCAAGAAAAAAATTAATTATTTCTTTGACAAAGCGAGAAACATAGACTATAGTATTAACAAGGACAAGGAAGTACATCATGGCAAAGAAGAAAAAAGCAAACCACTACATTGACAACAAAGAATTTTTTGGTGTAATGTGTGAATGGAAAGAAGAAATAAAGGCAGCAGAAGATGCCGGCGAACCGAAACCAGTCATCCCCGACTATGTGGGTGAGTGTTTTTTGAAGATCGCAGAACACCTTTCATACAAACCAAACTTTATCAATTATCCTTTTAAGGATGATATGATTGGTGATGGCATCGAAAACTGTGTAATGTATGCAAGCAACTTCGATCCAGAGAAGTCAACAAACCCGTTCTCATACTTCACTCAGATAATCTATTTTGCATTTCTCCGAAGAATTCAGAAAGAGAAGAAGCAGAATTATATCAAGTATAAGGCAACAATTGAGGCAGATGACTTCGGCGAGTTTAGGAAGTGGTTCAAGAATAATTACTTCGATGAAGATAAGAAGTATACGGATATTTTTGATATCACTGAAAATGATTTGGTGAAGTTTGAACCAAAGAAGAAGACTAAAAGGAAAAAGTCTGAATGAAAATTGCGTTGATTAATGATACTCACTTTGGAGTTCGTAATGACTCCACTACTTTCGCAGAGTACATAAACAAGTTCTTTGACGAGATATTTTTTCCGTATTGTAAAGAACACAATATTACAGAGGTAATTCACTTGGGTGATCTTATGGATCGCCGCAAGTTTGTTAACTTCAGTACGCTGTCTCAGGTTCGCAAAAACTTCATGGAACCTATGAGAGAGAATGGATTGAATGTCAATTGTATTATTGGCAACCATGATACTTACTTTAAGAATACGAACGATCTAAATTCACCGAAAGAATTGTTTGGTGACAGGTATGACAATTTCCACCTTCACGAATCGCCTGTTGAGGTAGATTACGACGGCACATTAATCGCCCTTGTTCCTTGGATAAACAAAAGGAATCGAGAAGATGTGTTGTCGTTTCTTAAGAATACGAAGGCATCTATCGTAGGTGGTCATTTTGAATTGAATGGTTATGAAGTGATGCGTGGTGTAAAGTTTGATGGGGGAATGGATGATGATCCACTCAAAAGATTCGAGATGGTTCTCTCTGGTCACTTCCACGGAAAGCACAGCCAGAACAATGTTCATTACCTTGGTACACAGTATCAAATTACCTTCTCGGATCTCAAAGAGAAGAAGGGGTTTCATGTTCTCGATACAGAAACAAGAGCAATTGAGTTTGTTGAGAACCCAAACAAACTATTTCACTTCTTGTACTATGATGATTCAAAGACCGATTATGATGAGATCATAAACAAAATGGACTTTGATGATTTCAAAAATACATACGTCAAGATTTTTGTTATCAATAAAACTAAACCTTATACGTTTGACAAACTGTGTGATAAGTTCTATGATACACAAGTACAGAACTTGACAATAGTTGAGGACTATGGGGAAGAAATTGAAGAAGAAGAAGTTGTTGATATGACGAAAGACACAATAACTCTTATATATAATGAGGTTGACACACTTGAAAATGTCAACACAGGTAAGATTAAAGAATTAATTCGTTCAGTGTATATGGAGGCACTTTCACAATGAGTGATCAGAAGAAGCGAAGTCGTGGGTTGGGCGACACTGTTAAAAAAGCAATCACAGTCACGACTCTTGGAATGGTAAAGCAGAAACCCGGTTGTGGATGTAAGGGTAGACAGGCATGGTTGAATAAGAAGTTTCCATATAAGTGGTATCGTGATGCAACTGCAAAACACGCCGAGAATAAAGAACAGGAACGCCTGAACTCGGAGGAAGTATTCAAGCAAGTTACAGAGGAAGTAATGACACCAGAACAAAAAGAAATTCGGGATAAGTTATTTCAACAGCGAGCAAGTCGGGCCCAAAGACCAATTCCGACACAACAGACTCCGGCAAGAACATCATCGACTCCTGCTAATGTTACATCGATTGGTTCTAACACAGTCAGAGAAGATAAGAAGTGTGCGCCATGTGAGGCCGCCAGAATTGAGCGAGAGCGTCTCGCTGCGTTGGAACAGAATCAACCAGATACCACGGAGAGTTGATCAGGGATGATTTTATTTGATTATGTTCGGTTCAAAAACTTTGGATCGTTTGGTAATTATCTTACCACAATCGATCTGAAAAATAAGAAAACTACATTAGTTTCAGGCAACAACGGAAACGGTAAATCGTTCGCGTTGCTTGATTCTATTACCTTTGCATTGTTTGGAAAACCTTTTCGAAAAATCAACCTTCCTCAGTTAGTCAATAGCATTAACCAGAAGGATTGTTACGTCGAGGTTCAATTTACAATTGGTAAGTCTGAGTATAAAGTGTGTCGCGGTATTGCTCCGAAGTTATTCGAAATATATCACGACGGCAAACTACTTGATCAAGACTCCAAAGCAAAGGACTACCAACGAATGCTTGAAGAACAAATCTTGAAAATGAACTACAAGTCATTTACTCAAGTTGTGATTCTTGGTTCTTCATCTTTCATTCCCTTCATGCAGTTGTCTGCGGCCGATCGCCGTGATGTGATTGAAGATATCCTTGACATTAATATTTTCTCCATAATGAATACATTGATCAAGGGTAAAATCTCCACAAATAAAGACGAGACAAAAGATCTTAAATATCAAATGACTTTGGCATCCGATCGTATATCTCAGCAAGAAAAGTTCATTCAAACAATCGAGGATAAATCAGACTCATCTATCAAAAAGTGTGAAGATGAACTGAAAGAAACTCAGTCACAGATAGCACTATCACAAGAAGCAGTCAAAGGTATTCAAGATACTGTAGATGAACTCCTAGAGAATTGCGATTCCAGTGATACGTTGACAGGAGAAATCCGAAAACTAGATAACCTTTCTAGTCAGATGGAAAAGAATATCAAGAGACTTGAAAAGGAAATCACCTTCTATACAGATAACGATAACTGTCCAACGTGTGGTCAAGAGATAAATGAAGAACACAAGACAACATGTGTCTCTGGTAAGAAAGAAAAGATCGATGAGATTGCTGAGGGCATCGTTACACTTGCTGATCAATTGAAAACTAAAGAAGCAGTTCTTTCAGAAACACAACAGATCATGAAGACGGTGGGTAAACTACAGAATGATGTATCACAGGAAACCCATTCACAAAACTCTTTGATGAAGTATGCAAGCAAACTCCAGAAAGACATTACCGAGATCATGACGGAGCGTGGTAATCTTGTAGACGAAAGGGAACGTCTAGATGAACTGCGACAAAAGACTTCAGATTTCAAAACACAAATTGATGAGGCAACTAAAGAGTTGTATAATTTATCTGTTGTTCTTGATCTCCTGAAGGACAAGGGAATCAAAGCAAAGATCATTAAGTATTACCTTCCGATCATGAATAAACTGATCAACAAGTATCTTACTGCCATGGACTTCTTCGTTAAGTTTACATTGGATGAGAACTTCAACGAGACAATCAAGAGTCGGCACAGAGATGAGTTTAGTTACATGAGTTTCAGTGAGGGCGAAAAGATGCGGATAGATCTTGCACTTCTTCTGGCGTGGAGAGAAGTTGCCAGAATGAAGAACAGTGCAAACACAAACCTTCTAATTCTAGACGAAGTGTTTGATTCATCTCTGGACGCCGGCGGAACCGAAGAGTTCATTAAGTTACTACATGAACTAGGCAAGAACTGCAACATCTTTGTGATCAGTCACAAGTCTGATCAGTTGGTGGACAAGTTCCCGGATGCCATGACCTTTGTGAAGAAGAACAACTTTAGTAAGATGGTGTGATATGTTATTCCAAGAAACAATTAGTGACTACCTTCCTCTGATTGGTGATTGGCAAGACACGTTGCCTGATCCCGTGATCGAGGAACACGAAGGCATACAAGTTGTTCGTGATGACCTACTTGGTGGTGGATCGAAGATGCGATTCGCCGATTACTTAATTAAATCTAACGAGGAGATCGAAGAATGGGTATATGGGAGTTCTCCGGCAACTGGGTACGCACAGATTTCTCTTGCTTCCTTATGCCGCAGATATGGTAAAAAGGCAGTAGTTTTCATGGCCGAAAGGGCATGGGATAAACTTCATGATTATCAGTTGCAAGCAATACATGAAGGTGCTATAATGAAATGGATACCCAACGGGATGTTGAGTGTCACAGAAAAGAGAGCGAGAGATTATGTTGCAGAAGATAGAAACCGCCGTGCATTACTCCCTATTGGTTTTGACCATCCTACTGTTATCGCTTCCATCATTAGGGTTGCTTTACGGTGCGATGTTCGACCAAACGAAGTATGGACAGTTGGATCATCAGGAACCCTTACGCGAGGACTCCAACTCGCTTGGCCAGATGCAGACTTTCATTGTGTTACCGTTGGACACAAAGGAAATTACGGAAGAGCAAAGACGTACAAGTGCGAGATTGCTTTTAATAAACCCGCAAAGGTGATACCACCTTTCCCATCAGCGATTACCTATGACGCTAAGGCCTGGCAGTTCATTAAAGAACATGCTAGTCCCGGCGCACTTTTTTGGAATGTTGGAGCATGAAACCCTTTTACGAAAAAAATACAGCAGTCGTTGAATCAGAAATGAATGTTCTGTTCGAAGATCTTTTGTCGATGACACCCGACGAGTTTCGTGTGTGGGTAGGAGAGATGCGGAAAACCATTCTCAAGTCATGGGATGAAACCGGCAGTCCACCTCGTATGGGTAAGACCGAAGATGTCATCATCGACAACTGGAACAAACTTGCTGAGTATCCTGTACACACATTTACAAAGACAGATGAACTGTCTGATGTTGAAGACGATGTGATTGTAAACAAGTCACGGATGGGTGTTGAGGTAGATCAGTTCTTCTCTAATATGATGAAGACCAGAATCAACTATAGTGATAGTGATAATGGGTACTCGATTTATGATCTGTTTGCCGACGATACAAAGTTCGAGAGGATTTACAAAGGTGCATTGCGACACCTTCGCCGTGACTCTTTCTACAACCATGCACTCTCTGCTATCAAGTTTAGTACGAAGTATTCCGTGGTTGATGTTCCTGATGCCATGTCTTGGATGAAAGCGTTCTTTACTAGTCCGGAAGTGTTTGAGGGATATGACTTCCTTCTGGAGCAGGTGAAGATCCGTGAGGGACTTAATAGTGGTTACTTTCAAATCCAACAGACAGACATCCTCCAATTAACAAAAGAGCAGTTGGAGAAGTGGATCCCCAAACTTTCGTATCGTCACCACTCGACGTTTGATATTGAGAATCTTCCTGACGATAGGTTGTACGCAATTCGCATTTACAAGAAGGGCAATCGTGTCTTCCCGGCCGGACTAAAGTCGTTCAGGATTGGATACATCCAACCTGCCGTTAACTTCCCGCCGATGACAGCGAAGTATTTGTATGAAAGATACACTGAACACATCAAAGATCAAGAGACGATCAATGTTTACGATCCTTCTTCTGGATGGGGTGGTCGTATCCTTGGCGCTATGTCCGTGCGTGATGATCGGAATATTCATTATGTTGGAACCGACCCCAACCCTGATAACATTTTTCCCGATAGTGGTCTTAGTAAGTATCAACATATTGCTGATTTTTACAATGCCAAGACTTACCGAGGCAATCCATTCTTTTCTCAGACGAATACTTACGAAATTTTCTCGGAAGGATCTGAAGTAGTTCACATCCACCCTGACTTCAGAAAGTACAAAGGCAAGTTGGATATGATCTTCACTTCGCCGCCATACTTTAATCGTGAAGCATATAGTGAGGATGAGAACCAGTCATACAAAAAGTACGGTAGTTCGTATGAGTCATGGAGGCATGGTTTCCTTGCACCGACACTTGAGACTTGTGCCGAATACCTTCGGCCGGGTAGATACCTGTTGTGGAATATTGCCGATGTCCTTATCAAAGGCAGTTACCTACCACTCGAACAGGACTCGAAGGATATTCTAGAATCGTTTGGTTTGGTCTATAAATACAGGTTGAAAATGGCATTGGAATCGATGCCGGGACAGAACCGAATAGGCGAGGATGGATTGCCTAAGTGCAAGAACTACTGTAAGGTAGACGGCAAGTTCCTCAAGTATGAACCGATTATGGTTTTTTACAAACCAGAATAAACTACTTGACAACACACCGATCACGGGTTATAATAATAGCATGTCAAAGCGAAAAAAGAAAACCAAGAAGAAGATCGTTAAAAAGGCAATCAAGAAGACATGGGACAACGGTGACAATCCAATCGGATTGAATCTGGTTTCTCCTATGTCATATGAATCTTACATGAAAACGGCATTGGAGACATTCTCCAAGAGATTTCAGATTCGGACCTATAAACTTGCACCGGCAGAAGATTACCCCCAGTTCATTAGGGGCAAAGATCTCCGCGTTCAGATTTGGTTTGATAAGAAGTATCTTGGATATGAATTCTTGATCGAGATTCCTTTCTGGGTGCAGACAAACCGCAACAAGGAAGATCGTAACTTCATGCGAAGGGCGGCAAATGTCCACCTGAAGTGTATCCATGAACAGGTTGAGAAAGCGAAGGCAAAGTTCAAGAAGAACGAGACATCTGCGCCCAAGAAAAAGACTCGTAAGAAAACAACAAAGAAGACCGGTATCACGACTCAAGATGCCTTCGATAAGAATATCGCAAAGAAGACATCTAGTCGCCGGAAGAAAGCAGCAAAAAGAAAATGATTTTGATCGACAACAACCAAGTGATCCTGTCGAGTATCTTTGCTCAAACAAGAGGCAAAAAGGATCTGGACGAGGATCAAGTACGTCACATTACTTTAAACATCTATCGTAGTATTCGCAATAAGTTTTATTCTGAGTACGGCGAACTTATCATCTGTCAGGATTCTTCTAACTGCTGGAGGAAAGACATCTTCCCGCAATATAAGGCAGGAAGAAAGAAGACACAACAAAAGGATGCCGAAGATTGGAACAAGATCTTTGATGTCCTTGGAAAAATTCGACGAGAGATTAGGGAGACATTCCCATACAAGAACATCTCTATCCAACGATGTGAGGCAGACGATATCATTGCCGTCCTTGCCAAGAAGTACAGTCCAACAGAGAAGGTAGTGATCGTCTCTTCGGACAAGGACTTCAAGCAATTGCAACGATATGATAACATCAAGCAATATTGTCTACGGAAGAAGCAGTTTCTTGTTGAGGAAGATCCGCAAAGGTTCTTGTTTGATCACATCATGTACGGAGATTCCTCAGACGGAATCCCCAATGTATTGTCTGCCGACAATGTGTTTGTTGATAGCATCAGGCAACGTCCAATCTCTAAGAAGAAGTTGGAAAAATTGTATAGACAAGAGGAAGATCTTGGTGTAGAATTTGAGAGGAACTGGGACAGAAACTCCCAACTCGTAGATCTAGACAGGATCCCGGAAAAATATGTCACGGAAATTCTTGAGGCGTTCGAAGAATCTCCTATTGGTGCAAGAAGCAATATATTTAACTATTTTGTCAGCAATAAACTGCGTATGCTGATGGAAAACATTCAGGATTTCTGAGGAAATAACTATGCCACGCGGAAACAAAGACAACCATCGTGACGACGAACGCATGATGAAGAATGCAGAGAAGAAGTTTCACAAGACTGTGAAAGCAAAAGCAAAACGGCATGAGGTAAAGAATCTTATGCGTAACATACAACATGGTGATTTAGAATATGACGACTATGACTTTGAAGGAGACGAACGATATGACCACGGCAACTGAGGGAATGAAAGTAAGTGCTGATACACTCACTATCCTCAAAAACTTTTCCACCATCAACTCAAACATCCTGATCAAACCTGGCAGTGTACTCACTACCATTTCACCGATCAAGAACATTATGTCTGAGTGTACGATCGAAGAAGAGTTCGACACAGAGATTGGTATCTGGGATCTGAACAAGTTCCTTGGTACGGTCTCACTTTTCAAGAGTCCTCGGTTTCACTTCGGTGATACTTCCGTGATGATCTCGGACGATAGTTCCAGTGCATCGGTGACGTACCACTACAGCGAACCCAAGTTGCTCTCCACTGTGAACAAGAAGGTTGATATGCCAGACACTGTTCTGTCTATCACAATGTCCACTGATATTCTCAACGAACTTCAGCGAGCATCTTCTGTTCTCGGTGTCAGTGATCTTGCCATCAAGGGTGCCGGTGGCGAAGTTCTTCTCACTGTTCTTGACAAGCAGGACAAGTCCACTAACGACTTCAGTGTTGAAGTTGAAGGTACGTTTGATGCGGATGCAGAGTTCTGTTTCTTCTTCAAGATGGAGAACCTTAAGATGCTCCCCGGTGAGTATACGGCAAACATTACCGATCGTGGTGTGAGCGAATTCGTTTCGACTACACATGATCTTCGTTATTGGATCGCACTGGAAGCAGATTCTTCCTATAAGGGTAACTGATGGACAACAAAGATTTCTTGTGGGTCGAAAAGTATCGTCCCCAGACAATCAAAGATTGCATTTTGCCAGAGAATGTCAAGGAGACATTCGAAGACATGGTTCGTGTAGGCGAAGCACAGAACCTGTTGCTGTCGGGTGGCGCCGGTTGTGGAAAGACTAGTATTGCAAGGGCCCTTTGTAATGAACTTGGTGCTGAGTACATTCTGATCAACTGTTCAGAAGATGGAAACATCGATACTCTTCGTACTAAGATTCGAAACTTTGCAAGTACGATCTCGTTGAGTGATGCGAAGAAGGTTGTTATTCTAGATGAATTCGACTATTCTAACGCACAGTCTACACAACCGGCGCTACGCGGTTTTATTGAGGAGTTCTCGAAGAACTGTCGGTTTATTCTGACATGTAACTTCAAGAATCGAATCATCCAACCGCTACACTCCAGATGCACGAACGTGGACTTCAAGATTGCCAAGGCAGATCGTCCTCATTTGGCAATGCAGTTGATGGGCAACATCAAGAAAATTCTTGATGCGGAAGATGTGACATACGACGAGAAGGTTCTTGCTGAACTGATCTCCAAGTATTTCCCTGACTTCCGGCGTATCATTAATGAGTTGCAACGCTACTCGGTTTCTGGTACAATTGATGTCGGTATTCTTGCGAACATTGGTGATGTGCAGATCAAGGATCTGATCTCCTTCATGAAGAAGAAGGAGTTCACCAATGTCCGTAAGTGGGTGATTGACAGTATCGACAATGATCCTGCCGTTATCTTCAGGAAAATCTATGATGGACTGTACGAGCATTTCGCCCCACAAAGTATTCCTCAAGCAGTCATGGTACTCGCAGACTACCAGTACAAGTCTGCTTTCGTCGCGGATCAGGAGATTAACCTGACTGCTTGCCTAACAGAACTGATGTTGGAGTGTGAATTCAAATGAGTGAAAAGTTTTATCCCGTCAGAGGGAAAGTTGTGATCAAGAGGAATGTAAAAAAGGGAACCACGGATGCTGGAGTTGTTTATACTCCAAGAGAACATCCAAAGTATCTGATTGGTATGGTTTCTTCGATTGGCAATTCGACTGTTCTATCAAACGGAAAAGAAATGGAACCGGGATATAAAGTGGGTGATTATGTGATGTATGATTACTCGCGTGGTATGGAGGGTTTCGGTGGATTTGATTTGGTTATGCAGGATCAGGTTATCGCTGTTGTCGATAAGGACACTGAGATTTCATGACGAAGTTGGGTGACTATCTAAACGCAGTAAACCACACCAAGGTGCCTCTTCTCGACACGGATGATGAATCCATCGAGAAGGGGTACGTCCCTTTCGTTATGAATCGATGTCTATCGTACTTCCCAGACACAATCTTTTATGTGAATGAGATGAATATCAGACCAGATACATCAAAGAAGATGCAGTTTGATTTCTATCTACATTCGTTGAGGAAGAGAAAGCGGTTCAGTAAGTGGTTGAAGAGAGAGAATCCGGATGATCTACAAGCAGTCATGGACTACTTTGAGTATTCCGAAGCAAAGGCCCGGGAAGCACTGAACGTGTTGCCAAAGGAAACTGTATTGGAAATTGTGGACATGATGTCCAAAAGGGACGGTTAGATCCCATAAAACATACATAAGAAGGATAGAGTGCCTTTTTATGGAGTTTATACAAATGGGACAATCGAATATTGAAATAGGTGATTTACTCGAAATCACCTTATATGAACCAGATGATTTTTTGAAGATTAAAGAGACGCTCACGCGAATTGGTGTATCGTCAAGAAAAGAAAAGAAGTTGTATCAGTCATGCCATATCTTACATAAAAGAGGTAAGTATTATATTGTACACTTCAAAGAACTCTTTGCACTGGACGGTCTGCCAACCGATATAGCAGAAAACGATATAGGAAGACGAAATACGATTGCTAAATTGCTAGAGGAATGGGAACTATTAGAGATAGTCCTGCCTGCAAAAGCAGTGGAACCATCAGTTCCAATTAGTCAAATAAAGATTCTTCCTTACAAAGAAAAAGGTGATTGGGAATTATGTCCCAAGTACCACATAGGTCGGACTAAATAGAATAAAAGGATTTATATTATGCGACTACTGATCAAGTTTCCTACCCGTTCCCGTCCTGAAAAATTCAAAAAAGTGTTAGAAATGTACATCGATTACCTATCTGGTAAGCACGATGTGCGTTTTGTTATTACATGCGACGAAGATGACGAGACAATGAACAACCCCGAAGTCCGCAACTGGTTTGCGTCCCTACAAGAAAGTGGCGTAAACTTAACTGCATACTACGGCAACTCTAAAACCAAAATTGAAGCATGTAATGCAAACATGGAAGGTGAAACTTTCGATGTGGGACTTCTGGCATCAGATGATATGATCCCTCAATTGAGAGAGTATGATGATATCATTGCTCAGGTATTTGAGTCCACTTGGCCTGAGTTTGATGGTGCAGTTAAATTTAATGATGGCCTTCGTCCTGATGCACTTTGCACACTTCCTGTTATGGGAAAGAAACTATATGATGCAATCGGACATTGGTATCACCCAGACTACACCAGCATTTATTGCGACACCGAAATGACAGAACTCTGTATGATGCTCGGTAAATTTGCCGTGTGTGAAACGTGTATCATTAAGCACGAGTGGGTTCCCGGTGGTCACGAAGAATCTGATGAACTACACACGATGCAAGAAAGTCCTGAGATGTACGAGAAGGACGGCGGCGTTTTCAATAAAAGAAAGAACGAACTTCAGTTTGATGTTCAGGAAGTAGCGAAGAGACTTAATCATGCCTAAGAATAAAGACGATATAAAATTTAGTGTGTTGATGCTTTCGATCCCATCGAGACTCGACAAGTATAGAGTTCTACAAGACAAACTCCTCGATCAGATTGGCGACCGAGAAGATGTAGAAGTCATTTGTGTTATTGATAATAAATCTCTACACATCTGGGAGAAGAGAAATGAACTTCTCCGTATGGCAAGAGGAACTCACATTGCATGGTTGGACGACGACGATGATGTGGCAGACAACTACATTGAACGATTGACGGAAACCATCGAGGCAAATCCTAATGCTGATGTTATTTCATTCAACCAAGACTGTTACCTCGATGGTATTCATGCTAGAGTGTTCCTGAAGATGGGCAACCCACACGAAGCAGTTGTGCCTGTTTCTGATGGTTACTCACAGGGATTCAAAGATACCCGGCGTCCTCCATATCATTTCAATGTGTGGAAGAGAACTCTTGCACAATCAGAACCATTCAGGAGTGTATATCATCCACAGACTGGTCAGTCTTGTGAAGATATTGACTGGTTGTCTCGATTGTATCCGAAGGTGGAAGAGAGCGTTGCT